CTTGTGGAGTAATACTCAAGAGGTCGAAGAGGCGCCCCTGCTAAGGGCGTAGGGTGGGAAACCGCCGCGAGAGTTCAAATCTCTCTTACTCCGCCAATGTAAAAACCGCGATACAACCTGCAAAGGTTGCTGTATCGCGGTTTTTCATTTGTCTGATAGTGTTATATACTGTCAAATACTGTAAGATAATGCTTCGTAAATGGTTCGTAATCGGCCAAAAGTTCGTAAAAAGTTCGTAGTAATTTGCCCCAAAAATCACCGTAAAAAAGCGGCAGGCCACCCACATCGGGCAGCCTGCCGCTTGTTTTACTTCCTGACGTTCGGTACCTTCACCGGCTCTGCACTGATCTGCGCAATTAAATCCGCACGCTTCGCGCCGTCCTGCACAGTCAGCCCCATGTCGATTGCCAGCTGCTCCAAATCTTCCATTTTCAACTCATCCAGTTGTGTTGCAACCAGATGCCCAATAGGGGAGCCGTCCGCATTTTTCCCGGTTTCCACGGTAATACCGCCCGCGCTCTTGTCCGCTGCGCTTTTCCCAGCGGCAAGCAGCTTCAGCAGCCACTCCGGCACATTCGCGCCCATTTCGGCGGCGTTTTCGGCAATGCTGCCTAACTCGGTAAAAATGTACCACACCAGTACCACCGGCAGAATCAGGCTCGAGTACGTCAGCCCCAGCCCCGGCAGGTTTGCCACGGCAATGCTCAATACTGCGTCCGTCAGCGCGGCCACTACGACCACCACCAGCATCCCCGCTTTGTGCCAAATTCCCGCGCGGGCTACGGCACTCGACCACTCGCCGCGGCTTGCTGCCGCTGCACTGCCGCTAAGCCAATCCAGCACCATGCAGACGGCCCAGGCCACCACCAGCCACCCCAGCCAGCCAAACGCCGCCGTGAACGCCCCACAGACCGCCGCAATGGCCGCTTTCGCCGCCAAAAAGGTATTGTTGCTGTTTTCCATATCTTTGCCCTCCATCAGCCCACATACCGGGCCAAATATTTGTTGTCTTTCGTCCAGCCCTCGGCCTCGGCCAACTGGTAGAAGCTCACCGCGTCACCGTTGCTTACTGCACCAACGCAGACGCAGTACGTCTCCGTGCCGACCGGCAGCACATAGTAGCGGCTTGCGCTGATAAGCCGCAGCTTAACGGCCAGCGCGTCGCATTTGTTCATGCCCCGCGTGTCCAGCGGCCCAATCATCAAGCACTGCATCGTCTTGCCGGTGGGCTTGTCGCTGATCTGCTCGGTGCTGCCGTTGTCAGCCGCACCGTAAACGCCCACAGCGTTGCGTGTGCCGCTGTACCGTGTGGGGTCAACACCGCGCCCGGTGACGGTGTTTCTGGCCTCCAGGTGGACGTGCTTATAGCCGCCCGCCGCGTTGCCGGTGTTGCCCATCACGGCCAGGATGTCGCCGCTCTTGACGTGCTGGCCCTCTTCCACGATCAACTTGGCGTTGTGCGCCATGACCAAATAATTGATGTCGTCCGGCGTCTGGTTGGCATCGAACAGCGCGCCGACGTAGTTGCCCCACTCCCACGTTTTATCATTGTGATCGGTGATGCACCGTGCGCGCCGGATCGTGGCGGAGATGCTGCGCAGCGTGCCGTCATCGTTCTGGTAGTAGGGCATCCGCACATAGGCGTCATCCAAGCCGACAACGTCAACGCCGCCGTGCCACGTCTTTCCGTTGCCGCGCGTATAGCCATAGCGGCCATAGTTGTACAGGATTTCCGTGCGGCCTAAAAAAATACCGTTCTGTTTCATTTTCTATCCCTCATCCGTATCCATCACCAGCGCTTCATACTCATCCAGCAGATCCCGCGCGGCCGGTATGGCCTCGCGGTAGTCCCACAGCACAAGCATCACCCGCGCCAGCAGATCTGCTTCCTCGCTCATTCTTCCACCGGCGGCGTGGGCCATTCCACCGCGTAGGGGAAGCTGGCCTGCTCGGGCACATCCCGCAGGGCCTGCCGGTAGGCCTTCCAGTCGGCCTTCACCGTCTTGGCATCGCCCAGCACTGTCCAGTCGGTCGCGGCAATCAGCTTGTCCCGCTCAGCGCGCACGGCAGCGGCAGCAGCGTCATGGTCGGCCTGCTTGACCAGCGCGGCCCAGGCGTCAACGTCAACCCGCCCATCGGGCACCTGCGTGACCGTCTCGTATGTCGTGTAGCTGTACCCGTGCCAGGGCGTGTCCATGTTGGACACAGCCTCGCGGGTGACCTCCTGCTCATCCTCGTAGACGCGCACCAACGTCAGACCGTTGGGCAGCGGCTCGCACTCAAGGCGGGCGTGTTTTTCGTTGCACTCACATTTAAGCATTTTGTACCACCTTTCTAATTTTGCGATAACTCACAACACCGTCAACGTATTTCACGCGGAATCGGTGCATATTAGCGTGTTTCAGCTGGCCGATGCGACACGCGGCCTGCCTGGCTTGATGCGGCGTCGGCACACCATGCGGGCGGGCCTTGATGTTGAGACACAGCCGGATCAGCCGCCGCGTGGTGCGCTTGCGGTAGATCGTGTGGTCGCAGTAAATCACAAAACCCAGCCCATCTAGGGCGCGGCCTCGGTGCTTGCCGTCGGCGTCTATGTAGTCGGTGCGGTAGACCTGCCAGCAGGTATTGCAAGCGTAGTCAGCCGCCGCCAACCACTCCATTGCAGCCTCCAGGGCGCGGTGCAGCTTTCGCTTGTTTGGGCCGTACAGATGAACGTTGTCAACATAGCGATAATAATGCTCCACGCCGTCCAGACCCCGCACATAGCGGTCAAACGCCGTCATGGCAAGATTTTGGAACCAGTGCGACGTCACATATCCAATCGGCAAGCCGTTGGGAAAACTGTCCACGACGGCGTCAGCCATACGCAGCCAGTATTTATCTTTTATCAGCTGCCTATAGCCGTACTCTATAAAATCGTGGTCGCTTTCGGGGAAGCAATGGTGTATGTCCAACTCTGCGCCGTACTTCATCCCAGCGCGGTCCGTTTTCATCCACCGCGCCACTTGTTTGGCGGCGCTGTGCGGCCCTCGGCCCTTGATGCCCGCTATGCAGTAGGGGTCCATCTTAGGCACGACCACGTCATAGATCGCCTCAATCAGTACCCAGTGCATGACCCCGTCCGGCCAGTACGGCACATAGTCAATGTCCCGCAGCTTGCCGTTACTCGGCTCATAGTGCTGGGTGTGTATCGGTTCGCTGGGCGTCCAGCCGCCGTAGATGATCCAGTGCTGCACCTGGTCGATGCACGTCTCAATGTGCGTCAAGGCGGGCAGCGTGGTCGGGTCGTGCATCCTCTTTTTCGCATGATCTACCATACACCTCCGTATAAATTCCCGGTCAACCATGACCGGCTTTAAATTTCCGATGCGCTTAGGCATTTTATAGTCTTTCTTTGGCCTCCAGCCGGTTCGTCCGCTGGCGCGTCTACTAGGGCTGCCGGATGGGCCAATTTTTAGCTAGGGCTAAGGCATCCCGGTCTCGCTGTAAAGGTCGCCTACAATCCGCAAGGATTGCAGCCAAAGAAAGGTCCGCCGAACTGTTCCACCAGGACAACGAGGCATCGCTGTTGAGGTTGACGTAGAATGCGCCGACTTGATCCCCGTTGTTGGAGTTGCTGCCGCGCAGCACGATGCGGCGATGATGAGACCGTTAGCCTGTCCCGGATGATGTCAAACTTACATAGTGCGCGGGGGCTTTGCTGCCCCCGCGATCCCCCGCTTAACCGGGAATAGAAAGGTCCGCCGAACGGAGCCACCAGGACAACGAGGCATCGCTGCCGAGGACGACGTAGAATGCGCCGACTTGATCCCCGTAGTTGGAGCGGCTGCCGCGCAGCCCGATGCGGGTGCCGCTCTTGTTGATGTAGAAATAGTCGGCCAGATAGGTGGACGAACTGCCGCCGACCTCTTTGGTGATTTGCAACTGGGGAACGCGCTCATCCGCTTGGAGGTTCTTTGCCCAGCCCTCACCGGGCAGGGTCAGCGTATCCAGCTTGATGTAGTCGTTGGCGCTGCTCCACTGATACTTAGTCGGATCGTCGCAGTAGTAGGGGACTCCGTCAATCAGTTTCCAGTCGCACTCCATGCGCCACTGATTGCCGTACAGCGGATTTTCCACGCCATAAAACACAAAGCTGTGTTTGCCGTCGGTGTTGCTGACGGGACTGCCACAGGTGGAGATGACGCTGTTAGCCGTGCCGGTTGCCTCCATGATGCGCCAGACCTTGTGATCGGTGGTGGTCGCCACAGCGTCGCCGGTAAACACGGCCTTCACATTGGCAGTATCGCCCTCAATGGCCTCGATGGCGGTGACGATGCGCCGACTGGCGACGGTCTCGCCCTCGCCGCCGGTGCCGATGGAGATGACATTGCCGACCTCCAGCGCACCCTTGGCAACGATAACGGCGGCCTCTGAGGTCAGCGCGCCGGTCACGGCGATGCCGGTGGCGTACAGGTTGGAGACGCCGCGCATCTTAGCCTGGACGTTGCGGGTGCCATAGACCACGATCATCAAGTAGGCCAGCACCTCAAAGTCAGCGCTCGTGTTGATGCAGTAGGTTTCGCCCCACAGTCGGGCCGCAGCCAAGAACTGCGAGATCGTCTTGTTGCCGGTGGAGACAACGCCCGCAATGCTGTGCAGCTTGCCGTCCGCACCGATGCTGCCGGGGAACGCGGGCAGGTAGCACTTCTGCTTGAGGGAGCCGTCCGCGTTCTGGAACTTCCGCGGTGCGCGGAATCCCGGCATCGGCACAGCCGACACGCGCGGATTGACATCCAACATGCCGGAGACATAGAAGAGCGGCACCTCAACCAGCACCTCGCCGTTCGTGCCATCCTCAATGTAGCCGGGCTGGCCCTTGTAGGCGTTGACCGTGACCGTGCCGTCCGCGTTCAGCGTGCAGCAGCAGCGCCGCATACCCGCCCAAGGATAGACGCCGTCAAAATCGTTTTGCCCGGCGCTCGTATCCGTGCCCGGCGTAAACACAAACTCCGCAGCCGCCCCCGTCCGCGTCCCCGCCGACGTGCTGCCGGTGAACTCCACGCCGTAGAACGTTGCACCCACGGCAGACGCGGCAGCCTTAGCAGATGCCGCAGCAGCATTCGCACTCTGGCCTGCCTGCGTAGCGCTGGCCTGCGCGGCAGCCTTGGCCGCGTTCGCCTCGGCCAGGTTGTTGCCCGCGTTCGCCAGCAGCGTGGCGAACTCCTCACGCGTGCCGGTGTAGCCGTGCGCCTTGGCATCGGCGTAGGCGGTCACAGCGCCCAGATCGGTGGTAAAAACAGAACTATCAGCCATGGATCTGTACCTCCAAATTCGTGTCATTAACAATGGCAAAATCAAGCTTGTCCTTCAGGTTGGTCGTGCGCGTATACATCAGATGCCCCGTGTCCGGGTCAACGCCCATCTGCATATAGCCGTTGCTCAGCGCCGCCTGGCGCGCCAGCTCCACATTGGCGGAAACATCGGCCTGCTTCTCGGTCACATCCTGCTGCCGGGTCTTGACGTCCTCCTGGATGCCCTGCATCTCGGTCAGCTTCTCGGCCACGCCCTCGTTGATAACCTTTGTTGCGGCATCACCGGCGGTCTTGGCGGCATCCTCGGCCCGCTTTGCACTGGCGGATGCGCTGGCGCTGGCGCTCTCTGCCGCAGCCCGCGCGTTTTCCGCTGCGCTTGCCTTTTCCGTGGCCGTACCGGCAGACTGCCCCGCCTTTGCAGCGGATGCAGCAGCAGCCCCAGCGCTCTCCTTTGCCGCCGCGGCAGACCCGGCAGCCGCACCGGCCTCCTGCGTGGCCTTGGCGGCAGCCTCGCCAATGCTCTCGGCCTCCTCAGCGGCAGCCGCAGCTGAGGCCGCTGCACTCTGCGCAGACTGCGATGCCGCGGCCTGCGACTCTCCGGCAGCAGTCGCCGCAGCCTCAGCGTTTGCCTCGGAGTCTGCCGCCGCGCCCGCAGACTCCGCAGCAGCATTCTTGGCCGCGTTGGCGGTATCTGCGCTGTCCTTGGCCGCCGCCGCGCTGGCAGCTGCACCGCCCGCCTCCTCGCCGGCCTTGATGGCGGCATCCTCAGCGGCCCGGTGCGCGTTTTCCGCGGCATCCTTGGCGGCCTGCGCCACCCGCACCGCGTTGTTGGAGTTTTCCAAGATCTGCTGCACCACATCCGGCGTAGGCGTACCGGGGTTGTCTCCGTCAATGCCAGAGTGATCCCGGATGGAGTAGGCAAGGTCAGCCGTGATGCGCTGCTTATCCTCGGCCAGTCCCACAAAAACAATTTTGCCCTGCCCGGCAAGGCCCGCAGTCGCCTCCGGCGGCACCTCCAGCACGCCGTCCGCGCCAACAGTTTTCTTGATAGCGGCCCCGCCGGGCGTATGGAACACCGCCAGGACTTCCAATTCCGTCCAGCCCTCGCCCCGGATGATTTTTATCTGCTCCAGACCGTAGCTGTCCTTGGTCCCCAGCTCAATGCAGGGGGAGTACGACATCCTGTTATTCACGAGGACGTCGTAGTTCATAAGTACGATTGTATCTGCCATGTCTGCCCCCTTAATAGTAAATCAGCGTGATATGGCGGTTCACGATGCCGTTTCCGCTCCATTCCATGGTGATGGTGTTCCCGCTGATGCGCAGGAGCCCGATCTCCGAGCTATCCCCACTTTGCGCGATGTCGCGGATGCCGACTAGCGTGCCGCCCGTAAAAGTGTAGCTCCAGGGACCCCCGCCTGTGGCCATGGTGATTGTCACCGTTTTCAGCGCCTTTGCGCTCACTCTACCGCCGCCGTCGTGCTTTCCGTCCGGCACCGTCACCGACTCACCCGGTGCAATCGTCGCGCCCCAGTCCCCGCGCCGCGGCACATTGCCGGTGCGCAGCGTTTTGTCTTTCGCGTAAAACGCAGAGTTCGCCAGCACATCCGCTTCCGTGGCGGTGGCCTGTGCCAGCTTTGCATTGGATAATCCACCGCCGCCGTTAAAATCCAGTCGGCTCCCGTCAAAGGTAAACAGCACCCACCGCCCGGCAACAACGCTGTCACCGTCCGCCGCATCCGCGCCGCAGTAGGCCGGTACAGTCTTGCCGTTTACCGTCCATGTGTCGCCCGCACTCCACGCGGCGGGGACTTTAAACCGTCCCACCGCACCGGTGCCCTTCAGGGCGTAGACCTTGCCGGACTTCGTGCAGCTGTACCGCTGCACCGCCGCATCAAGGCCCAGGCCCGCCGGGTCGTACTCGCCCTTGGTCATCACGGCAGTGCCCGCGTGCAGTTGGGCAAGCTCCGCCTCGATCTGCTGCAAAAACGCCGTGAACGCGGCGTTCATCACGCCGGTGTCCACGCTGTCCATCGTATCGCGCATCAGCCCGCAGCAGGTGCTGTCCAGCCGCAGGTCCACAATGTTGTCTGCGCTGATCTTCGTCGCGCCACGCGGGCGGGTGATGCGGTACAGGAAGATTTCATCGTAGTCGTCATCCCGGCGCAACTCCGGCAGGGCAGGGGAGGCCGAGGCCGTGCCCGTGCGCACCTCCAGCCCTGCCGTGTTGGTGTTCTTGTCGTAGGTCAGGGCAACGGCATCCCAACGCGGGTTTGTGCCGTCCGCGTCCGTAAAGGTCAGCTGGGTATTGGCCAGCAGGTAAGGGAACGCCGCCCAGTATGCCCCGGGGTGGATGCACCCCACACCGGGGCCGATGGTCAGTGTGTTGTCGCCGTTAGCCGTGGCGGTAAAATCCGCCGCGTGCAGTATACCGCGGCTGCGCGCAGCGTAAGCCGCGCCCAGCGCCTCGGCGGTATACTCTTTATTGTCCAGCGGCCAGCAGGTAAGCTCTGTCATTTGGCTCACTCCTTAAATGTGAAATGGTCCAGCACCGGCTGCAGACTGCCGCCGGTGCTCTCATAGATCAGGCGGATGCTCGCCACCCGCGCCACAGCGTTCAGCCCCAGCTCCTCCACCCGCACCGGCACCAGATCGCCCAGCTCGTAGTCCGTGCCGTAGATCAGGTTTGTGTTGGCCGCGGTGCATTTCAGCTGCCGCGTGCTCATATGGTTCTTCAGCGCCGCGCGCGCGTAGTTCTGCACGGCAGCCTGATACTCCGCCTCGCTGTATTCGGCGTCGCTTGTCGTGCCGTCGGCGTTCTGCGCAGTGTATTTATGCCGCACGCTGCTCCCGTCTACCCATAGCTCCCGCCGGGCATTGCCGCTGGCCGTCATGTCGCCCAGCTCGCAGAAATACCGGGTAAAGCTGTCGTTCTCGCCGGGCTCCTCGCCGCCGCACAGCACAACGTTGGCGTAATCGCTCGCGTCCTGCGTGTACACCGCGCCGGATAGATTCTGCATCCGGGTGGAAAAATAACCGTTGTACAGCGCCGTGCCCGGCACGCTTCTGTCTTTGCCCTGCAACAGCTCCAGCGTCTGGGCGGCGGTGGCAGGGTCAAAGCGCACCCGGCCCCCAAAGCCGCCCGCCTGCATCAGCTGCACGGCAGCGCTGGCACAGTCCGCCCAGGCTACCGTCTCCTCGCAGGGGGCCGTAAACCCGGCAGCGGGCGGCACGGCCACGCCCAGCCCGCGCAGATTGGTACGGCAGACCTCCAGCAGGCCCGCCGCGCCGTCCGTGATGGTGCGGCTCCCGCGGGCGGTCCGCCTCTTGAACAGGCACAGGCTGAACTTCCCGCGCACCGTCATCCGGTGGTTGTCTCCATCGGCCTCTACCGCCAGCACCACCGCGGCCAGACCGGGGGTATCCGGGTTGTACAGCACCGCGTCCAGCACCAGCAGCGCGCGGTTCGTCTCTGTCGCCGCGCAGACCAGCTTGAACTCGCCCAAATCGTCAAACGCGGGCATCCATTGCAGGCTGTCCGCGCTCTCCGCCATGCCCACACGCACTCCATCGTGATACACGTACAGGCGCAGGATGTCATACACCGCTCGCCACCCCCTTCGGGGCCGTGACGATGGCCGTCAGGTTCTCGTTACCCTCGTCCGCCGTCATCCGCAGCACATTGTCACCGGGTGTCAGCATCATCCACAGATCGCTGTCAATGTCCAGCAGCCGGAATCCGTTGTCCTCCGCGCCGTCTGCCGTGTAGTACCGGCAGCCGCGGTTTCCGTCCGCTGTGCAGATGACCGCGCGCTCATGCGCCTGCATCGTGGTATTCAGCCGGATGAAGGTCCGCGTGCCGTTATTCCACAGCATCGGGTTCTTCACCTTGGCCGCCGCCTGCAAATACAGCGTAAAGGCCGTCTCGGCGTTGCCGTCGTTGACAAAATTCGTGTACATATTGTGCTTGTACCGGCTGATCGCGAAGTTCCCCGCTGTCGAGACAGGCGTCGGGAACCAGGTAGGCTCCATGCCGCCCAGCAGCATCCGGGCCGTATCCTCGGTGCGCCAGTAGGGGAATGCCGCTTTCAATTTGAACTGAAAGTTCAGCAGGTTGGCCCCGCCGCTCACAACAGGCGTCTGCGCGGGCACAACGTCCAGGTACCAAACCGTGCTTCCCACCGTCTTGCACCAGCGTCCCGCCGTCAGGGGCCGCACCAGCTTTTTCAGCAGCGCCTCGTTGGCGTCCAGGTCCCGCAGGATAGCCCCCGTCACGGTCACGCTGCGCTCACCGACGGACTGATTTGTGATCGTCTTGCCGGTCTGCCCGTAGGACTGGCTCGTTTTTGTCTCGATGTCCAGCCCGTCGTCGCCGCTCATATCGGTGATCCAGAAATCGCTGTCCGCGGCAAACCGCAGGCTTCGGCCATCCGCGGCCTGATAGGTATATACCGGCACGGTCCGCGCCATGCTGCACCGCCTCCTTTATGGGATTCCCCACCGCAGCCGGTTCATCATGTCCTCCGCCTCGCGGGTGAGCTCGGATTCCGACAGGCTGTCGTGGGTGTAGAAATTATTCGTCTGCTGGTAGGCAACGCCGGGCTGCGGCTGCCAGCTGGCTGCCACCGTCTGCTGGTTGCCGCGCAGCACGCCCGCCACCTGCAGCTGCATGGGCTGGGCCGTTGTCAGCGCCAGCGCATCGGCGGCATCCTCGACCATCCACAGGTTGTCCCGGATGCCCTTTGCCAGCCCGCTCATAAAATCGGGCATCCACTGCTCATAGCTGCGCAGCGGCCCGATGTCCGGGCGGGAGAAGTGGATGACCGAAGCAATCGCAGACGCCACATTCTTTACAGAGCCAACAACACCGTCGATCATGCTCGTGATGCCGCGGATCATGCCCTGGATCATATCCTTGCCCCATTGGCAGAACTTTTCCGGCAGGCTCTTCAGATAGGCGATGGGCTGCTCCATCATTCCCTTCACGCTGCTGCTGACAAAGCCTGCCATATTCTTGATGCCGCTGCCCATCAGCTTAATGACCTTGCCGCCCAGATCCAGCCAGTTGAAGGCAGTCCACACATCCACAACCGCCTGTATGATCTGCGGCAGATTCGCCGCCAATGCCGGTATCGCTTGGATAAGCCCCTGCCCCAGCGTAACGATCAGCTGCACGCCCGCCACCAGCAGCTTCGGTGCGTTGTCGTTGATGATGCCCGCAATGTCCGACACAATGCCCGGCAGATACGTGATCATCGTCGGCAGTCCGTTCATCAGCCCGGTTGCCAGATTCAAAATGAACTGGATGCCCGCATCCACCAGCTGCCCGGCATTCTCGCGCAAGCCGCTGGCAAGGTTCGCCACAACCGGCAGGGCCTGCGCCAAAAGCTGGGGGATGCCGGTCACAAGGCCGTCCCCCAGCTTGCCCAGCAGGGCCGTGCCGGTCTGCAAAAGCTGCGGCCCGATGTTGGTTGTCAGGTCGGTAAATACCGCCGCCAGACCCTGCGCCAGCCCCGCAATGCCGTTCTGCTGCACGCTCTCGGACAGTGTCTGCAGATAGCCGCCCGCCAGCGCCACGCCCTCGCCCAGCCGCCCGCTCACGGCATCAAACAGCGCCGTGCCCAGGTTCTGGGCGTTGGTCTTCACGCCGTCCAGCTTGTAGGCCATCGTGTCGGTCATCGTGTCATAGGCCGTCTGTGTCGCGCCGCTGTCGGCCTGCATCTGCTGCAGCACACCGTTGAACTTGTCCGCGCCGGAACTTGCCAGCGACAATGCGCCCGTACCGGCCTCTACGCTGCTCCACAGTCCCGCAAACTTCGTGGCGTTGCCGCCCACGCTGTCGTACAGCACCTGCAGCACATCGCCCAGGCTCTTACCGTCGGCGTTCAGCTCGGCAAAGCTCTTGCCGGTCTGCTGCTTCAAGATTTTGCCCACCGTCGAGCCGGTGTCGCCCAGCTCGTTCAGCATCGACTTTGTATAGGTCGATGCCTCCGCCGTGGCAATACCGTTTGCCGTCATGATGGCCAACCCGCTGGACAGGTTCTCCAGACTCACGTTGTAAGCAGCTGCCAGCGGTATGACCCGGCCCATGCTGCCCGCCAGCTCGTCAACGCTGGTTTTGCCCAGGTTCTGCGTCGTCAGCAGCACGTCCGAAACGTGCCCCGCCTCGTCCGCGCCCTTGCCGTAAGCATTCAGTGCCGTCGTCAGGATGTCCACCGCCGAGGCGCTGGACGTAAAGCCTGCCGTTGCCAGCATGGACGCCTGCCCGGCAAAGGCCACGGCGTTGCCGGTGTCCTGTCCGGCGCTGATGGCCTGATAGGCCGCCTCGGCGATCTCATTCGCGCCGATGTGCATGTCACCGGACACCTGCAACACCTGACTGCTCAGGCTCTCCAGCGGCACCTTGGCCGTGTCGGCAATCGTGCCGACCTTAGCCATGGCACTCTCAAACGCAGTGCCGCCGGTAAAGGCGCTCTGCAGCATCTTGCCGATGCCCGCCGCCGCCACGACCTTTGTCAGGTTGCCCACCAGCGCCGAGCCCAGGCTCTTGCCGCTGATCTTACCGGCAGACGCCGCCTCGCCGCCCATGACCTCGGCCAGCTTGCCGCTGATGCCGTCCGCCGACGGTATGATCTGCACATAAGCACTCGCCAGCGATTGCTTCGCCATTTCATTCACCCCTCTCCCAATATCCTCGCCCGCGCCGCCTCAAACTCCGCCGCACAGGAAAAGCCGGTGGCCTGCCGCTGGCTGGGCACGCCCAGCAAACGGTTCACCACCGGCTCCGGGCGGCTGCGGCCCTTCTGTCCATCCTTCGTCTTGGCCCAGACCAGCAGGTGCAGCGCATCCACCGCAGCGCCCAGCAGCAGCGTGTCCACTGTGGACACGCTCCCGGCAAGCGCCATCCGGGTGCGGCTGTTTTCCCGCAAGCCTGCGGCCAGCGTGGCCGCCAACGGCAGACCCAGCGCCCGCCAGTCCAGTACATGGTAGGTCTCGGCCATGTCGCAGGTCAGCTCATCCGGGAACCGCGCGGCCATGCAGGCGAGGGTCAGGAGTTTTTTGCCTGCCTGCCGTTCTCGAAGATGTCGTAGATTTCCGTCGAAACGGCCTTCACCGGCACCGTGCCGTCCTCGTCGCGCACGTGATCGTACAGCTTCTGCTTAGCATCCGCGTCAAGCAGCAGGTTCACCACCTTGGGCAGCGCCGCGCCGTTCGTCTCCAGCTCGGTCAGCGCATCCAGCAGCTCCATGTTCTGGATGCGCTTCTCCGGGATGCAGTACGCAAACCCGCTCTTTGTTTTCCCCGTGAACATCATGCGCTACCTTTCTTCAGGTACTCATAGTGGGTGTTGCCCGCACTGTCCGGCGTGGCCGAGATCGTCACGCCGTAGCCCAGCGCCTCATCGTCCTTGTAGACGATGTCCTCGATCTCGGTGATCTTGGCGCAGGGGACAACGACGCGCTTCACGGTATCACCGTTCAGGATGGTCTCAACCACCCAACAGGCATCCTGCTGCTCCTTGGCGTTGGCCTTCACCGTCAGGCCGGTCTCTAGATCGCCGGTCACGTTGTCGTCGCGGTAAACGGCCTTCAACGCCTCCGCGTTCAGCGCCTCGATCAGCTGGAACTGGAAGGTGTCCGGCTTCTCGGTCTGGTAGGTGTGCACGGTGTCACCGCCCCACGCCTTGATGCTGTCGCTCTTGGGGGAGTTGGCATTCGTCATACCGTCCTCGCTGATGTAGCCCAGCGACTTGAACGCCTCGCCCAGCGCCGTCGTGGCGTCGGTGGGCAGCGTCGTCCCGAGCGGCGCGCGCCATACCGCGCCGCCTACCTTCGGCTTGCTGACCGTTACCAGATTTGCATCTGCCATATATAACCTCGCTTTCTTCCTTAAGCCTTCCCCCGTGGGGCTGCGCCCGCAGGCGCGTGTCGTAGCGCAACCGCCGAAGGCGGCTCTTAGCGCGTAGACTGAAGGTGGCCCCGCAGGGCCGGATGAGGGCAGACCTTGCTCCGCCTGCCGTTAATAATACACGATCTCAAATACCGCCTGGTATCTGTATCGCCTGTTCGCCGTATCGGTAAAGTTGTAGTCACGGACCAGTCTGCATGCTCCTACGCCGGTCAGCGTTGCCAGCTCGGCCATCGCTTCCACAACGTCATCATCCAGCCGGGCCGCCTGCAAAAGCGTCTCGCCGTAGCTCTGCACGGCAAGCGTAGCCTGCTTCAGGCCGTTGCTGCGTCCGCCGCCCGTTTTCTCCACCACGGCAAAGCTGCCGGGGGGCTTTTCCGGCACTTCTGCCAGCACCGGCACGGCCAGCCTGCCGCCCAAAAAGTCCAGAACTGTCGTCTCGATCATTTCAGTGATTTCTCCAACGTGTTGTGCCTGCTGTTGTCGCGGCGGGCGTCGGGGGTAGCCGGGTAGATGTCCGCAACAGCGCGCTTCTGGGCTACGTCGGTGCGGTATTCGTAGCCGTCGCCGCATCGCGCCGCTACAGCCGCGGCCTGCTCTTTCAGGATGTTCTGCATCTCGGCGCCCTTCAAAAGCGCCCGGACGCCAGCGCTGTGCAGCTTGATACGCACTTTATTCATAGCGCTCCACCTTCACCTTTTTGTTCCAGGCCAGCGGCAGCAGCTCCTCGATGCCCTCGGTCACACCGCCGTAGGTGCGCCACTTCCGGCCAAAGAACTCTACCGTCACATCGTCCCAGTCGTGGGTGTCGCCCTTGGGGATCGCCAGCACATAGGCCAGGCGCTTCCCGGCAAGCTGCAGCTCGCTCACAACGGCGTCCGCGTCCGGCTCTCCGATCAGTACATTGTGCACGACCACCGGCGTCTCCCGCCAGACCGGCGCGTGGAATTCATCCTCGCCGACCTTCGTCCTGACGTACAGCAGCACATCAGCCCCGCGGATCATGTCAGATCCTCCAGCGGGCTGTGCGCCCCCACGCGGCTGCCAAGGCCCAGCAGCCGCTTCTCCAGCTTTGACAGATACAGCTCACCGCTGCTGCCGCCGCTCATCGTCCAGCTCTGGGTGTAGCCCATCGCGGACGCAGACCCCTGGGTCGCCCCCATGGGGTACAGCTGGGCCGCGGCTCCGTCGCCTAAAACGCGGCGCACCATGCGGCAGCTCACCAGCTGCTTGCGGTCCGGTGCGGCATTCTCGCTGCATGTGTCGATTATGGTAGCGGCCTCTTCCAGCAAAGCCAGGCAGCGGCGCTGCTCATCCTCCTCCAGCGTGCGGAAGCCGGCCTCCACATCGGCCAGGGTAGCATATCGCATGGTGCGCCTCCTTAGGTCGCCGCCTCGGTACGCTTGATAAACAGCGTCTGCGGCTTGGATACCTTGATACCGTACACCTTACGGCCCTGCACGGCGCTTGCGCCAATGTACTTGCCGCTTCCGTTCAGATCCTGCAGATGCACGGGGACCTGCCACTCCATAACACGGTGGCACCAGTTCGGGTGCCCGCAGATGAAGTCGGTGGTGGTCTTTTTGCTGGCAACGCGGTTCGCGTTCTCAAAGTCCATGTTGTTGGACTCATACACCGCAAAGCCTGCGATTTTGCCCACAGCGCCGGTCTGCACCAGCTCCTGGGACAGGTCGCCCTGCTTGATGAAATGGCTGTCCAGCATCAGCACCTCCATGTACTCCGGGGATGCGATCATGAAGCGGCCATCCTTAGGCACGCCCTTACGGCCCAGCACGCGCTTGGCCTGCAACGCCAGCTTGTAGGCGTTTTCCTCGGTCACGGCGCTCTTGGTGGCGCAGATGTTTGCGCCCGTTGCGCCCTGCAGGGCCTCCAGACTTGCCTTGTCGATGGACAGTGCCTGGCTGTAGCCCGCGCTGTCCAGACGGTCCGCCACAATGCCGTCCGGCACGCTGGCGGCATCGTAGCCGTCGATCAGCTCGTTCACGGCCTCGTCGTGGTCGATGTCCAGGTCAAGGTAGGTGGTCGTACCGGCCTTCGGGTCGATGCCGTTGGCCTTGTCGTAGGCCTTTACCTCCACCTCGGTGTCACGCACCGGGATCTTGACCTTGCCGCTCTTGGGGTCGCCCTCGTAGCGGCTGTTGAAGATTGCATTATCGCGGGTCACCAGCTGATTGCGCAGCTTTGCGTCCACCAGCTTGCTCCAGCGTTCCTGATTTGCATGTGCCATAAAAAATTACCTCTCTTTCTCTCAAGCCTTCCCCCTCGGGGGGGGGGAGAAGGTGCCGCCGCAGCGGCGGATGAGGGCAGACCTTGCCGCCATCTGCCGTTACACATTCAGCCCCGGATTCATCCCCTTGAAGGCTGCCTCCACACCATCTGCCGCAGGTGTACCGCCGCCGGCACCGGCACTGCCGCCATCGGGCACATTGGGGTAACCGCTGCCAATGTCTTCAAAGGCCCATGCCTTTTCCTTGGCAAGCGCCTCCACCGCAGCCTTGATGTCGCTGGTGCGGTCCTTGCTGGCCTTCAGTGCGGCTACATCCAGCATCCCGCGGATTGCCTTCACATCGCGCCCGTGGGCACCGTGGATGGCGGCATCCAGGGCGCTGTCAAAGGCGAAGCCGTCCGCCTGCTCACTCAGCTGGCCCTGCAGCTTGGTGATCTGCCCCTTCAAATCAGCCACATCCACACCCTCAAACGCCTTCAGGCCGTCCTTGGCGGTGTTCAGCTGGGTCGTCAGGTCGTTCACCTGCGTCTGCAGGTTGGCAGCTTTGGTTTTCTCGGCAGTGACGTCCCTGCCGTTTTCGCCCATCAGCCAGTCCAGCTGCTCGTCAGTGATGCCGGGAATCTTGTTTTTTACTTCTTCACGTTTCATCTCTGGTCCTTTCCGCCTGCGCTTTGTTCACGCGGGTCGCATCCGCACTGGCTGTACAGTTTAACGCCGTGCCGGGCAAAATCAGTGCCTTTCTCCGCCTCGTGCAGCGGAGACGGGCATATAAACAGCAGTGCTGTCTGCTGTTGGCTTTATGGGTCTCCCCGGATCTTCCGCGCTTCATACGCTGCCCGCTTCTGTGCGTTGATGCGCTCTTTATTGGCGGCGTAGTCCACCCGGCGCATCCTGTTTATATCGCCGCCCGCAGCGTTATACTGCGCCAGATAAGCCTCCGGGTCGTACCCGGCCACGCTTGTGCGCCCGTCAAACCGGACAGCGTACTCGCAGTCACAGTTGGCGTGGATGTGCTCTGCGTGGCCGCCCTTGATGGCCGCCTGGCTGGCTCTCTGCCAGCCGCGGCTTGCCAGCGTCAGGCAAAAGGCGCAGCTGTCGCCGTGCGGTACCCAGGCAAACTCCGCGCCGTCCCGCTGCGCGTTTTTCAGCGTTGTGTCAGCCCCGGCACGCTTTACCAGTCTGCTCACGCCCCTCTGCATCTGCGGCGGGCTCTCCCGGGTGGCCAGCACCATCCGGGCCACCTCGCGGCGGCTTGCAGGTGCCGCAGGCTCGGCAGGGGACACCCTGGCATTCTGCAGCGCCGCCATGGCATCATACATCTGGCAGGCCAGCTCGGCGCTGCCCTCACCGTATTTCTGCACAAGCGCCGCGGCATAGTCGGTCAGCGCCTCCGTGTCGGCGGTGCCGTGGGCGGCCAGGTACTCCGCCATAAGCTGCGCGGCCTTCTCATTCAGCTGCGCCAGCCTGCGGATGTACGTCTCCCACGCCTGCGTCGTTATCCTCATCCTCCATCTCCATCAGCACCTGCTGTCCCCGCACCCGCTGTTCCTGCGCACGGATGCGGCGGATGTCGGCCTGGTCAAAGCCGATCATCTCCAAAAACGTGTCCGTGCTGGCGAACTCCTCCCGGGCCGTGGCAATTTTAATGGCGGCGTCCGCCGTCACGGCCACGCTGGGCATAGCCGGATTTTTAAAGTGCGGCATCACGTTCCGCTCATCCTCGGTCAGCGCACCGGGCGGCACGTTGCGCAGGATGGCCTGCGCCATCTGGGCAATCGTGCGCAGCGCGTCGCCGTTGCCGGTGTTCAGCTGCTGGGCCAGCAGCACCAGCGTCTGGCTCTGGGCCAGAATGGCATCGCTGCTGGTCGGGTTCGCATCGTTCACAACGCCCACGTCCGTCACGGTCAGGCCGGTGGCCGCCGCAAACTGGGTCGCCGTCATCCGCATCTTCTCGGTGTGGGGGCTCAGGCTGCCCTGCGCCAGCTGGCCGAATACCGGGTTCTCGCCGGTCTCGGGGTTGCTGGTCGCCGCCAGCAGGCTGCCCACGTAGGATTTGAACTTGTCGGAGATCAGCACATCGTACTGTTCGTCCGTCACACCCAGAATGTACTTCTGCGGCGTTGTGTCAAACTCCAGCGCAATCGTGGCGTTCGCCACGGTGCGGATGTAGTCGTCTATCAGCGTGCGGATGGAGCGCTTCAGGCGGCTGCGGCCAAACGGCTTGCCGCTCGTGGCATTCCAGATCAGCGGCTCCATCAGCGGGCGGCCCATGGCGTGGGTCATCCGCTGGACATTCCAGCCGTCCTGCCTCCGGCGCAGCACTGTCACCGCGTTGTCCATGTACAGGTTCACCACGCGCGGCTGCCACACGCCGGTCAGATGCTCGTCCGGCACGGTGTCAATGATCGCCAGCCCACAGGCAATGCGCCCCTTCTCGCCGCTCCACAGCGCTGCCGCCGTAGCAGGGGAGTGGAACCGTATCTTGCAGCCGATGGCCGCGTCTGCGGACAGCGTTGCGAACGCACAGCCGTACTTCAGCTCGTCCCGGCAGGCCTTGCCGTACTCGGCGATCAGCCGGTTGTCCGCGATCAACCGGTTCAGCACAGCATTGTCGCCGCTGCTGCTCACAAATCCGTCAAACATGCTGCGGGCGGCCAGCACGTCCACGGCCTTCTGCCCCCAACTGCACCCGATCTCAAGGTTGCGGATGCCCTGCGGCAGTGCGATCCCAAGGTTCACGTCCTTCAGCGCAACGTGGCCCTCGTAGTATTTTTCCTTCTCGGCGTTGCCGGCCTGATGCAGGCTGTAGACCCGGACAAGCTCGTCCAGGGCTTTCTGCTCCGGCCCCGTCAGCCCGGCCACCGTGCCGAAATTCAGTGCGATCATCACATTCTCCTCATCAGCCGATCCGCATTCTCCGGGTCGGGTCTCGTTTGCTGGTCCTGGCACCCCACAGCGCCAGGGCGCAGGCCTCCACCGGCAGACTGTTGTCGCCGCCGAAGCCGTACCCGCCGCCGATGGGCCGCTTGATGCTGGTCACGGCACTTTCACGCAGGGCTGTCTGCGGGCGGTACCATGTCAGCCGTCCCTCGTTCACGGCGTCGGTCAGGGCACTGACGGCAGCGATCACATCCTTGGCCGATGGCCGGATAACAGAGTTCCTGGCCCGCCAGTTCCCCTTGATCCGGTCCACAAGCACATCCACGCCATTGCGCCCGTCGATGACGACGCAGCTGGCGCGGTCATAGCGGGCGTTCAGCCAGTCGGCCAGCCAGCCGTAGCCGCGGCCTGTGGGCTGCATGTCGATCAGCGATACCCGCGCCGGGCCGTCCTTCGGGATGACCGCGCCGCACAGGCAGACCACAGAGCCGTCCGCCGCGAACTTCACGCCGTAGGCTGTCTTGCCCTCCGGCTTCTCGGCATCGCTGGCGCAGCGGTCCCATGCGCTCTTGTCCAGCGCATAGTCCAGCTTTTCCGTCACCACCGGGCTCCACCAGCCCAGCCGCTCCCGCGCAAACGTATCCGGGGACATTTGCGCGGCCTCGCCCTCGATGGTGGACAGCTGGATGCGCCGCCCCAGCGCCGGGTTGGCCGCGGCCCACCGCGCCGGATCGTGGATGTCGCCGATCTCCTTGACGGAGTATTCAAACCATGCCGTGCGCTTGGCGCTGCCGTCCAGCGCACCGGCGCGGATGCGGCGGAAAACCGTGCCGTCGGCGTTCTCGTCTGGCGGCGTGCCCAGATAGAGCGTCTGCGGGTTCAGGCTGGCCGAGATGGCAGGCAGAAACGACGCCTGCTGCGTCTCGTCCAGCTCCTGCGCCTCGTCAAAGATCAGCAGGTCGCCGTGCTGGCCGCGTCCGCCGTTGCGGGTGCGCGCCAGAAACTTGATGCGCGCGCCGGACTTCAGGATGATCTGCTCGCGCCCGATGGCCGTCTTGATCTCGGCCACATGGCGGCGCAGCTTCGGTCCCTCAAAAAAGTCCCGCATCTCCTCAAACGTCTCGGTGGCGGTTTTCTGCAGGTGCGCCGTGTAGACGACCTGCTCGTTGTACAAAAGCATTCCCGCCTCGCTGCGCGCCTGGATCAGCAGGCTTTTCCCGTTCTGGCGCGGCACGCTGCCGCCCGCGGAGGGCGCGGCCCACTTACCCGCGGGCGTGCGCCCCAGCCAATCGTCCAGAATGTCGCTCTGCCATGGGTCCAGCACCGTCCCGCCGATGCGCACCAGCTTGGCCGCATCCAGCCCGTCGCTGGCGGTGTAGTCAGGTGCGACTCTTTCGGACGGCTCCTGACTTCCCATCAGCGGCGCGCTCGCCAAGGATTTCACCGATCTCGTCCTCACTGTTCGCCGCTCCCTCTATCTCCTCAATCTCCCGTACCGTTTCCCGGTACTGCTTTGCCAGCTGCGGCAGCGCCTTGGGGTCACTGTACCCGTCGATTGCCGCCGCCAGCACCAGCTTCAGGTTTTTCAGCTCCTCAAGCCTTCCGCCCTTCACATTCTTCAGCTTCATAAACACCCCGTGTGTAAATCGGCGCTGGACAGCAGCAGGGTCGCCGTGGGCGGGGGAGGGGGACCCTCCCCACCTACCAGCTGCCGTCCGTAATCTTGGGAATTTTCGTCATTTTTGCACCGAAATCAAGCGAAAAACTCGCTGTTTTGTCTCGTTTTTGCGCATTGCAAAAGTAATGCGCAGCTTGCAGATTGTCCCAATCCTCCGCTGCGGCCCGCGCTGACGGATAACCAAACTGTTTCCATTTAGCAACAGGCTTGATTTCATCCACAACAAAGCTCAGCGGATGCGCCGCATCGCTCGGCTCGTCGTAATGAATCGGCCCGAACCGCCCATGGCAGATGCCGCACTCGCACCCCATGGCCCGGAGTCTGGCCCTATGCTTGCGCCGCAGATTGCCGTTGGCATAGCGGGGGTTGTTTTTCGTGGGGGTCATTTTCATGCACACCCCTCCCGGTATATTTTCTTGGTCCGGCGTTTTGTGTCCAACGTGGACACGCTGACCCGCCGGGCCGTAGTGAATACAATAGCTGCCCAGCGGCGCGAGACGGAGTTTCTTTGTCTCGATGTAGTTGAGCCTCTCCCGCCCGCCGGGCATGGCGGTCTATTTCCGCCCGTCATCTGCCAATTTATTGCTACGCCGACAGCGGCGTACTGGTACTGCATGCAGGCCTTGCACCTGCGCCGTGCCTTGCTTGCGGAGCACAGCGCCCATCCCGCCGTGTGGAGTCTAGCGGTTGGCTATACAGCATACAACCCCGGCCCAGAACGACCTTGAGGCCGGGAACCGCGCCACCTCGGATGATATGGCGCGATCCGCTTGACCCGCGGCGGTTCTGCTGAACTTACCCGCCAGCAGACACGGAAAAAGAATAAAGCGGGCGCGAAAAGGCCGGTAGCCTCTCTTGCGCCAGTATTCGCGCACAAGACCTCATACGGACTCGTGCGTCTCATATAGTGCCGGTCTTTCCCGGCTGTCAGCTGTGAAAGGGAAAGGAGAAAATACATGGCCAAGCTGCCGGAATCGAACCGGCCAGGCGTACCCGCCCGCCCTGCATACCCTGCGCCTGGATACCAAGAAAACAGCCGTCCCAGCTGGGGCGACTGTTTCCCTCTAGGAGGTTTCGCAAACATTGCAGCGCCGTGTGTCAAGCCCCATCACCCGGCAACCTGAGTGTATCACACCTGGGCGGAACTAAGCGGAACTAATTTTAAAATTTGCAAAATTCCTCTCCGGTGCAGCTTGCGTACATAGCGCTCGCTCACTCTCATCCGTGCCGCGATCTGACGATTGGTGCGTCCATCGATGTACCGCGCCTGCAGGACCTCGCGCTCCAGCGCGTCCGGGACCTTGCCAATGGCTTCCTCGATCTCCACCTGCGCGGCCTCACCGGCCGTCAGCTGGGCGGCCAGCTTCTCCCGCCGGGCATTGATGCTGGCAATGGCACTCTCAAGATTTGTCTCTGCCGTACCCGCCGGGGCTTTTCGCAGGACCTCTGCATACTCGGCCCGCCGGGTCTCCTCGGCAAGTTTCTCCCGCAGGCGCGGTGCCGCATGCTTGGCTGCGCAGTAGCGGCCCATCCACGCAACGCACTCATCGTAGTTCATGTGTCCACCTCCGCAAGCCAGTAGTCTTTGCGACACTCTTGGCATTTATTGTATTTGTTGCAATATTCGGCACTTATTTCTTTTGCAATGAAAGCATCTGGACAATAAACAAGGATTCCGGCGTCATCGGTTCTCGCATCTGGAAACATCTTCAATAACTGGCTCTGGCGGGTATTGAAGGGGTGATCTTTTGCCCACCTATCTGCAATGTTTACCATTTCTTCAATGCCACTATCTGGTTCAGCGTCTCTTATGCGGTTTATATATGCACTGCAGGGGTATTTATCTAATGGGCACTCATCACATTTTCCGTCATTCGCCTTGCAAATCCGTCCAACAATTTTCAAGAATTGTATTGCGTCCATAGTCTCGCTCCTTACTGATCTACGTCAAACGTGATCTTCTCCATAGTCCACCTCCGGGACATCGAACGCCTTGATGCCGCGCGCCACGAGATAGGCCTGCACCCAGATGTCGTCATCCCTCACATTTTGCGGGTTGCCGGCATTCTTCAGCCCACCGTTGGGGTTGCGTAAATCATCCACATAGGGCAGCACGACCTCGGTCAGCTTCTCTCTTGTCTTGTTGATCGTCTTTGCGCTGAGGCCGGACTGCTCCATCGCCACCAGCATCTCGTTCCATGCGCGGCTGACTACCGCATCGACCTGCAGTGCCAGCATTTCCTTGGCAACCTTCAGCGCCATCGTCCGCACATCGGACGGCAAGCCGCGCTTGCTCTGGTTGTACATGCACTTCACTTCTTCTCGCTCCTCTCGATGTCCTCGGCAATGTAGTTCTCAATACCCGCGCCGGTGGTGTACCAGCGCTTGTACCACTCCACCGCATTGATGTCTCCGTCCCGGCCTGCGCGCTCACCGTTCGGCCCGAGGCGCACCGCGAAGCACTCGCGGTATTGGAAGCCGTCCACATGGCCTGAAAAGCGCGTCAGGTCATCCACGGCAATGATAAGCCGCCCGCCGTCTGCCATCTTCCGCTCACGGATCGTCAGGCCCAGGTCCTTCAGCCGCGTCACAAGCGGCCAGCTGTCGAACGCCTCCAGCTCCTGCCGGGCCAGCGCCTGCCACTTTCCGGCCTCCTCCTGCCGGGCACTCTCCTGATCACGCTTGCCCTTCACCTCGGCCTTGTACGCCGCCAGATCGTCCTTGTTGATGTACAGGCGCTTGGCGGCATCGAACAAATCTCGTGTAGTGAGTGAGCTTTCGGCAATAACCTCGTTTGTATCCGCCGGGTCCAGCATCCTGACGCGAAAGTTGTAACAACCAGAAGGCTCAATGCGCAGCAGCGCATCCGTCTCGCCCTCAGTCAGATCCAGCGTCACCGGCTCCATCTTGTGAGTATCCAGCCCGCGGTCAGCGTAGTTCCATTCGCTCTTGCGAACGTAGTCGAGCTTCTTAAACTGGTCGGCCAGGCCGCACTCGACCAGATACTTGATGGCCGCCCGCCGGGCCATATCGGTGATAGGCGGCATACTGGCGTACTTGATTTTGGCGTATTCGACCTGCTGCACCTTGTAAAGCTTGCTGCACTCGTAGGCCCGCGTCATGGTGATCTCGCCGCGCTCCACCATCGCCAGAACCTCCGGCACGCAGTTGTTGGCGATGGCATTCAGCCTCCCCAGTGTGCCGGTGCCATCGCCGGTGATGCGGCTCATCTCATCACGGATGCGGCCATCGAGCGCGCCCGCTGCCTTTTTGCGTTCCAGCGCCTGCTTGAGTGCCCGGTACTGGCGCAGCCGCTCACCATCGGTCAGCTCGCGCGCCGTGGCGTTGGAGGTGATCAGCGCGATGAGGTCGTCATCCTCGCCCTGGCTCTGGCGGATAACACAGGGCAGGACCTCAAACCCGGCCACGCCCTCGGCAGTCAGTGCCCGGCAGGCCGTCCAGCGGCGGTGCCCGGCCAGCAGCATATATTTGCCGTTCTGGGCGGGCAGGACCTCCAGCGGGCTGCGCAATCCTCGCTCGGCAATGTCGGCTTTCAGCATGGAGACATCGCCGATCTCGTAGATGCTGTTTTCCGGGTTCGGTTCAATATCGGCTGCCGGCAGCATGACGACCTGCATTTTCTGACCCGCCGGGGCGTTAGCTTTTGTGTTGCCGAGAATGTCGTTGATAGAAAATCCCTTGCTCATCGCTTAGCCCTCCTTTGTGTCCACATTGGACACGATCCGCTCAACTTCTTCCGTCAGCTCCCTGTAATCCACCGCTGCCGTGCAGTCCGGGCAGTATTCCAACAGCGGCATGCCTGCATGCGCGGCCTCGCTGACCTTGACGGTGTAGCGTATGACAGTCTCCAGCACGCTGATTCCCGACACGCACAGTTGAACGATGATGTCCTCCGCGTACCGGGTGCGGCGGTACTTCGTCATCAGCGCACCCATGATCTTCAGGCGCGGGTTGTAGTAGGCCTGCACCTGCTCGATCTGCTCTACTATCTCCTGCATTCCGTCGCAGGCCCACTTGTCACAGTCCACCGGGATGATGACCCAGTCAGCCGCGCACAGGGCGTTGATACTGCCCATGTCCAAGTCCGGCGGGCAGTCCATGATGCAGTAGTCGTAGTCCCCGGCCACACATTTCAGCGCGTCCCTCAGATGGAACTGCCGCGGGCCGTTGTCCATCAGTATCGTGCGGTTGGCCTTTAGCATTCGCATGTCGCAGGGCAGCAGATGTACGCCCCAAACATCGACGCCCTTCACAATGGCCGCCATGATGTCGTCCTCGCCCAGCATCACCTCGGCCACGCTGGGGCTGTCGTAGTCCAACACGCCGAAGAACTTGCTCGTGTTGCCCTGTTTGTCCAGATCAACCACCAGAACGCTCTTGCTCTTGGCGGCCAGCTCGGCGGCCAGGTTGCAGGCGGTGACGGATTTCCCGACGCCGCCCTTCAAGTTGATAATTGCAATGCTGATCATAGTAATCCTCCTGTCCCGCCGGGGCGGCGGGTGTTATTGCGGCCAGTTCATCTGGTCGATTTCTTCAAAATCTTCTTTCGGGGTCGGTTGCCATTGATGGTATTGGGGCTGCCATCGCATGGACACAACGCCCGTCGGCCCCTCGCGGTTCTTGGCATACATCACGGCGGTATCCTGATAGGCGTCCTCGCCGCGCAGCTCCTTGCTGTCCTCGGTGCGCCTGTTCTCCACAAAGATCGCGCTGTTGGCGTCCTGCTCAATCGTGCCGGAGCCGCGCAGGTCCTCCAGATTGCAGAAGCGGCCCTCGTTGCCCTTCACGCCGGCGCGGTTGATCTGGCACAGCTCCACAACCACGATGCCCATCTTCATGGCGGCCACCTTCAGCCGCCGGGTAATTTCAGAAATGCGCTGGTACTCGGTCTGGCGCGGGTCGGTGGGACTTAACAGGCCGATGTGGTCGATGAACGCAATGTCCGGCTTGTACTGCATGAGCTTGGCCTCCAACCCGTCAATCGTCAGGTTGCTGTCGGCGTCCAGCATCATGTTGTGATGCTGGCGCAGCCGGGCGGCGGCATTGTTGATGATCTCCCGCTCACGCGGGGTCAGGCTCTTGTTGGTGAGCTTGCCGGAGTCGATGCGCGCAACCTTGGACAGGATCCTGTCCATCAGTGCCTCCGCCGTCTCCTCCAGCGTGAGGTAGTAGACCTTGTACCGCTTCGAGAGCCGGGCCGCCAGATTCAGCGAGAAATCCGTCTTGCCGCACCCGGGCCGCCCGGCCACAACGCAGACGCGCTGCCGACCAAAGACGCCGTACCGGTCAAGCTCCGGCCAACCCAGCTTCAGGCTGGTGTCCGGCTCATCCAGCCGGGCCAGCGCGGAATCCAGCACCGCGTCAAAGTCCCGGGCCGTGCTGTCGGTCTGGGTGCTGCGGATGGCATCCTGCACCGCCAGCGTGCGGCGCAGCTGGCGGCAGACGCCGTCGCTGTCCATGGCATCCTTGGCCATGCACTTCATCAGGTCGCTCTGCAAAAGCGAGTAGCGGTAGTCCTCCAGTATTTGCGCCGCATAGCTGCCGATGTTGGAGACGCTGGGGCAGGTCTCGGCCATTGCCACAACACCGGGCCTGATCTCATCCGCCGGGCGGCCCGCCGATGCCCGGTTGATGACCGTGATGACGTCCACCGGCTCCCCGGCCATGGTGAGCTGCTGCACCGCGCTGAACACCGCGCGGCTCACGCCCTCGTCGAACATCCCGGGCACCAGCTTGATGATGTACTCCCGTGCGCGGGCCGGGTCCATGAGCGCCGCGCCTAGGAACGCCCGCTGCGTCTGCTGCTGTCGGCTTATAGTTGCACGTTCCATTCAAAAGCCTCACAAAAAATCAAGTATGTCGGTGTCCGGCCCGATCTCCCGCGGGCGATCCTCCGTGCTGGCGGGGCGCTGGGTGGGGACGGTATCCACAAAATCGTCCTTCAGGGCGAACAGCCCCTCCCATCCGCGCAGGATGCTCTGCTCGAGCACTGCGGCCATGTAGCCGTAGCGGTCACGCACGCCCGCCTCGTCGGCCAGCTGGTTGAGCTTGTTGCAGGCCAGCGACGCGGCGTTGACGGTCAGCGGATGCTTGCCCGCGGCCCGGGACTCCTCAAATGCGAGCAGGGCCTCCGTCAGCCGTTCATTCCACGGGAAGGATTCCCGGAGAACATCCCGGACGCTCGCGCGCGCGCCCGCCCGCGTATTGTTCTCTCTTGTATTGTTATTCTTGTATTGTTCTAGGCGACATTTTTGTCGGGGGGTAGGCGACATTTTTGTCGGGGTGGGTGCGACATTTTTGTCGCCCGCCGACACTGGGTGTCGCTCACCGACATTTTTGTCGGCCTCTGTTTCCGGGGCTTCCTCGTGCGGCGCATCCGGCAGCGGGGAGATGCGCCGCTGCATTGCGGCACCGTCCCGGACATTGGTCACGGCCACATAGCCCAGCTCCTGCAGGTGCTTCACCCAGCGCTGCACGGTGCGGTCACTCGTGTCGTACAGCTCGCTGAAATAGCCGTTGCCGGCGTAGCAGTACCCGCACTGGTCGGACAGGGCGGTGATCTCTGCAAAGAAAACCTTCTCAGACGCACTGAGCCGCCTGTCGTACCGTACCGGGGAGGGGAGAATAGCGTAAAATCCGGGTTTTTCCATAGCTTGGCCTTTCTAAAAATGGCTGACCTTAATACAGGGGTGCGCCGCGCTCTTTCCGGCGCATCCCTGTAAGGTCATTTTTCAATTTTTCAACGTTTAAAAGGGCAGGTCGCCCTCATCCTCGATCATGGCGAAGTCGTCACCCGGCCCGCGGCTGTACTCCGGTGCAGGCGCGCTCACTCTGGGCCCCTCAGTGGGAGCTGAAAGAGTCCCTGCATTGTCCGCCTTGCTGCCGCAGAAGTTGATGTTAGCGGCAACAACCTCCAGCACGGTGCGGTTGGTGCCGTCCCTGGCTGTGTAGGTGCGGCTCTGCAGCCGTCCGTCCACCGCTACCATCTGGCCCTTAGTGAGCCATTTATAGGCGAACTCGGCAGCGCGCTCCCACGCGATGACGGGTATCCAGTCCGCCTGACTCTGCCCGTTTGCGTCCCTGCGCCCGCGGTCAACGGCCAGGGTGAACGTCGCCACCTGCTTGCCCGTGTTGGTCTGCCGCAGCTCCGGGTCCCGGGCCAGGCGGCCCTGCAATGCACAAACATTCAGCATCAGATCATCACCACTACACTGCCGCACTCCACCAGATCGGCCAGCTGCTCGCCCAGATAGGCGGCGATGTTGCGCTTGGCCTCCAGCTTCCATGCACCGCCGTCGGCCTCGTACAGTGCCGGGTGGCCCTCTTTGTCAAGGCGCAGCAAGAAGTCGCTGGCAGGCTGTTCGACCTCAAGGAAAGTGCGGTAGGGCTGCAGGTGGACGATGGGCTGCACCGTCTGCTGCTCCTTCAGCACCGCGCCGGTGCGGACGCTGACCTCTTGGCTGATCCCGTTGTCCACACTGGACACGCCCTGATTGACGTCAATGCGGCTCAGCAGCGCCAGCAGGTAGTCACGGTCCTCGGTGACGGCGTACAGGCTTTGCAGTTCGATAACGGCGTGTTCCTGACTCATATATTGGTTGACAGAAATGCTCGGCACATCGCTCACGGCCTCATACAGCGGCAGGCGGCTGAACTCTGCGTATTCTTTGTGCGTGTATGTAGTATCCACCATGACCCGCCGGGCGCTGTCCACACGCACATACAGCCGGGGAGAGTGGTCGATGCCCTCGGTGCGGATCAGCTTGACCAGCGCCTCCAGCGTATCCACCGAGTACCGCGCCGGGAGTTCAACCTCCGGCTTGACCTCGCGCAGATCGGCGGAGCAGAACTGATGCCCGTTGCGCGTTTCCAGGGTGAAGGGGGTCGCCAGCTCCACAATGCGGTTAATAGCGTCTTTTAAAAAGCTGTTTTCCATTGTCTTTGTCCTTTCTGTATGTTAATACCCGGCCCGGCCCACGCGGGCCATGGCGGGCATCGGTGTCTCATCGCCGTCCATGTCCACCTGTCCGGGGACCTGCGGCGTCATCTCGGCCAGCAGCAGGCTGCCGTCCCGCGCCTTGGTAATGCACAGGGACGTGCGCACCGGCTGGATCGGCGCGAGGGTGGTCTTTGCCTGCGCATCCATGCCGATCTGCTGGCGGTAGTCATCCGGCGCGAACGTCAGCGTGATGGTGATCTTGCGCTTAGCCGTTGCGTTGGTGTTGGGGTCCATGATGTTCGCCACGACCCGCTCCACCTCGTAGTCGGTGATTTCAGCAATCGCGCCCATCGCCATGTCAAGCACACTCTTTTTGTTCACGATCTGGGGCATTGTTTGCATCCTCCTAAATTTCTTCTCCGAAAACCTTGGCAAAGCTGCCGGGGCCGTGGAGATTATCAAAGGCAAATTGTGCCGCCTGTTCCAACTCCCGCCGGGCGGTGGGGTCAAAATGGACGCCCAAGGGCGGCTCATTGTGATGGTCGTGGCACAGCCAGACCTTGAGGCCGTACTGTTCGGACAGTTCGCGCCGCCCGCGTCCAAACAGGATGTGATGCTCCTCCAGGCTGCGCGTGGTGCGCAGATTGTAGCGCTTGCGGCACAGGTAGCACTCTTTATCGCTTTGCAGTATGCTTTTTGCCACGGTGCTCCTCCAGTCCGTTGACGGCATCTACCGCCTGGCGCACATCACCAACAGGCAGCTCCACCGTCGTCCAGCGGCAGCCGCACATCATGCAGACGCGGCGGCGGTATATCCGCCGGGTCCCCTTGGCGCGGGTGTCGATGACGCGCACCTGGCTGCTGTTGCACTTAATGCAATCCATCGGCACGCCTCCAGTCCCGGTACTGCTCGGTTGTCTCGGCGTCGTCCACGCCCAGCAAGCTCAACTGGTCAAAGATCCTCTCAATGAAGTCGTGCATCTGCTGGGTGGTGTAGCAGGATGTCCCCGGTGCAGCGGCCACCCGACACCGCCCGCCGGGCAGGTGCTCGATGATATGCGTCACGCGGTAGGCGCGCTTGAACTGCGGCAGGGCGCGCAGCGGCATCTCGAAGATCTCCCTCTCCACGCCGAACTCCGCCAAAAGGTCCAGATAGCACTGTTCGGCAGTCACCCCGCCCGGGGTGCCGCCGTTCATTGCCAGGGCCAGCCTGTTCAGCAGCGCCCACATGAGGCGGTTCTGATCCAGTGTGCGCTTGTTCTTCACCGGGCGGATGTCGATCTCCACGCATAGGGGCTGCCCCCGCGCGCGGCGCTCCAGTTCGGCGTGCATCCGCTGGGCCTCCAGGCGATACGCACCGTCAATCGTCAGCCCGTCCATGTCGTTGACTAAGGGCTGGCCCGTTGGGATGTACCAGGCGGCCACATGGGCGATCAGCCGGCTTGCCATGTGATCACGCTCCCATCACGCTTGCGCACCCTCAGCGATGCCACGCTGCCGTCACCGTTGTAGGTGATGTCGTCCAGGGTGAGGGCATCGTCCAGAACGTAGCGCTCAATGATGTTGGTGCCGGGCTTGCCCTGGGGGACGATGTGGACCTTGCTGGCCGGGATGCGCAGCGGCGGCAGGTTCAGCACGCCCGCGCCGATGCTCCAGGCGGCAGCAGCGGCCAAAAAGCTGCCGTCTGCCTCGTTGGTGGGCGCGTCGCTGCTCACGCGGTAGGTGGTGGGGCAGGGGGCGTCCTTTGTGATGTCGGCCAGGGCCACGGCGCAGTACAGATACCGCCCACAAACATAGTGCCGTACACTGTAGCCAGCCAGCCCGCCGGGCATACGCTCACAGCACTCCTCCAGATGGGCGCGCACGGCGTTGACATCCGGCCACAGCTTGATGCGCACGCCCTCGGCGTCCACCTCCAGGATGCTGAGCGTGACCTCGTTAGCTGTCAGCAGGGCGAGGTTTTTGGGGGTCTCATTCTTCTCCATGTTTATCCTCCATTTCCGGGCCGATGTAGACACCGGCCTCATTGTAGTTGTTGGGGTCGGCCATCGGGCTGTCCCAGCCGCACACGGCCCCGCCGTACATAGCAGCAGCCTGGGCGCGGCTGACGCCCGCAGCCTCGTTCAGTGTGTCCACGGCCTCTTGCTCCACCACACCGAACAGGGCGCGCTCCCCGCGCACGATGCGGACGATGTTGTTAGTGTAGCGGCTGCGGGCGTAGGCGTAGGCGGGCAGCCCCGCCTCATCATAGGTCATTTTCATGGGCTTGGTCTCCTTTTTCGGTTTTGGCCGCTTGCGCGGCATACCGGCGGCAAGCGCCGGGTGTTTCTTCTTCCAACTGCACACCCTATGTCGGATCGCCTCCGGCGTCACGGTCTGAGTGTAGCCCATCATCCTGCACACGCTGCTGATCCGCGCGCCGCCGTAGTAGTACAGGATGCTCTCCATCATCATCTCCGGCGGCACAGGGTTGTAGATGCGCTCAACAGGCGGGCCGACGGGTTGCTTGTTTTGAGGGTGCGCCGCGCGGAATGTGTCAAGGCTTGTATAGCCCAGGCGCTCCAGCAGCGTGTCCTCGGCCACGCTCAGACACTCGGCGCAGATTCTCAACTGGCGGCGGGCGTTGGTGCAGTTCCTAAGCCTGGATTGCACCCAGTTCAGATCCTCAATTGTCATCAGCAAATTTGCCTCGCCAGCGCGGTGGCCGGGATGCGCTTGTCGCGCCCGGCCCCGATCCAGCCCTCAAAGTTGCGGCAGACCTTGCGCGCGGCGTAGGGGTCTGTGCCGTAAACGATGTGTGCGGCCTCGGGCACTGTCACCAGCTCGCCCGCAGCCTCATGCCGGATGCGCTCCAGCGCATCCCGGTAGCCTTGCTTTTCGCGTGCCATGCTTACCTCCTTGTGGGCGTGTCCATGGTGGACACATTACTATTGTTTGAGTAGATAATCTATCGAGCAATCGAATAGCGTCGCCATTTTTTCAAGCGCACTCTGCGGGATGCTTCCATGCGCCATCCAATTATAAATCGTTTTCCTTGTTACCCCCAGCGCATTCGCGAGGTCTGCTATCGTCATGCCTTTTCTGCTACGTTCAGCATTGATATTTGGATAAGGCATCAAATTCACCCCCTCTAAGACTTTTCTTGTGCGATACCCGTATTGGGTATCTGTATATTATAA